ATCTGCACAGTTGCCGGAAAGGTGGCATCAGGTACTAATTTGAATGTCATGATTTATAGTCCTACGAGTTTGAATTCATCGAGGCCAGAGGTTGAGGAGGTCAGCGCGCGGAAGTCGAACTCATTCATGCGCCTGCCGCTGACTTCGCCGAGCGTCGGGTTGACCAACTGGATGCTTGGCATGAACATGAGCAGCTTGAGTCCTGCCGTCACGCCATGGACTATGCCAAGTGACTGCGTCGTGTTGCTGCGAACGTTGTCCATGAAGGTAGCGACATTCGCGGCGGTGAGTTCAAGCGCCAGGTGTCCGCTAGACTCGCGTCCGGTGATCTCCACTTTCTGGCCGGGTAGCGATGACGTGCCGAGCAGGTCAATGAATTGCACCTGGTTGCCAAGGTCAAAGGTCAGTCCGCCGCTCACGTATTCCGTGCCTCCAGACAGCGCGCCGGTGGCATAGGTGCAGCCAAGCGTCAGCGCGCCGGTATTGGTATCTGTCACTGCCAGCGGAGCCTTGTAGGCGCTGTAGTCTGTTGCTGGCGTAGCGGTGGCGGTATCGTCTCCATCCAGTCCGGTGAAGGTGAAGTTGAACACGGGACGCGCGCCAACGGTTGCATCAATCGTGAACGTACCCTTCGCGCCGAGCAGCAGGTGCAGCGCGCCGTCATCGAAGTATCGCAGCGTGCCGGATGCCTGAGCAGACGCGGCGCTGAGTGCATGCTCTACGCGGTCTGGCGTAGCGAGTACCGAGCCAGCGGCGAAGTTACACATCTGCAAGAGGACATCCCATGCCGCCGCCGTGCCTGCCGTGCCGCTGTGCTGATACTCGACGCTGAAACTGAGCGTCTTGTAGGCACTGCCGACAAGCTCGCCACTCGCGCCGAAATAGTTGCGCAAGATGTTGCGCGGCACGTTTTGAGACACCAGCGGAGCGGCTTGCACATTGGATACCAGCACGGCATCCGTCGCCGCCCATGAGCCGGGATCGGTGCCGTAGGTGACTTCTTTTTTGACCTGAATGACATCATTCATCACATAGCGGGACATGGCTTACTCCTTCAATTCTGCGGGTTGGCTGGCTGGCTTTTTCACGGCGGGCACAGGTTCATCTGTCCGCGCTTTGGCAGGTTCGACTTCTACCCATTGGTGGGTTTTTTCGTCGTAGTGTTGTTTGTCTTTTTGAATGGTCATGGCGGCACCTAAAGAAGAGTTTGGGGAGCAGCGGGGTTCACGTCGTAATCGACAACGAAGCGCATCGGCCAGACACCGACCGGCTTTTCTGCGCCATCTTCGACGCGAAATTCGCCGATACCGGCATACTTGCAGCCGCCGCGCACCAGGTTACCAAGCGTCTGGTCAGATGCGATAGCAGTTTCGACTTCCAGCGCAATCTGGTCAAGCACATCCTCAATGGTAGTCAGATGTTTGGCGCAACACTCAACTGTGATCGTTACCTGCCGCGCGCTGCGGTGCATGGCGAATGGGTCAAGCACTGTCTCATCCTCGGCAAACACACGCAGGCCGGGTAATTCGGTGTCGGCAAAGTCGTGATAGCGGTGTCCGAAAACATTCGCGCCCGTTGTAGCCAAACCTGCGAGCCGAGTCACCAGCGCCGCGCGTATCTGGGTGCGGGCGTGACTCATGCTGCCTCCAGAATGACGGTAGTCCAGCCCGTACCGTCAGACTCCTTGCGCACGGCCTTGTAATTGACGCCGTTGACGGTGATCTCCGTGCCGCGAACCACGGCGGCAACACTGGCGGTCTCGCACTGAAACGCGGGTGACGTGCCGTCGATGGCGAACGTCGACGCGTAGTCGTTGTCAAAAATACCATCCACCGTAATGCCAAACCCAAAGTCCGCCGTCGCATTTGACAAATGTTTTACAACGGCAGCATTGATGCGGGCCTCATGGGCGGCGAACGGCGATGCCATGGCTATTAGGTTGCAACAGGCACATTGGAGCCAAGCAGCATCTTGACGGTCGGCGACGGATTGGCAGCCGCTTCGACGGCGATGCCAACGCATTGCTGCGCTGTGGCGGTTTTGTTGACCACCTTGTTCGCTGCGTCCCAAAACAGCCGGTCGCCAACAGCAATGGCCAGCGCCGAAGTCTTGCCGATTTCGACTACACCGCTGACGCGAAACGATCCGTCAACCCCGCTGGCAACATCGGCTTCAGCAACACCGAACAACGCCGTGCCGAAGAGATAGCCGATACCTGATGCAACTGCTGCGCCGGGGGCCAGGTTAAGTACTTCGCCTTCCTGAATATAGTTTTTCATGTCATCGATCCTTTTAGTTAATTAAACGGTTGCAAATACTTTCTAGTTCTTCCAGCCTTAATTGAAGCAAGTGTAGATGTCGCCACACCAATATCTCTGGCGATAACTGTTAGATATTCTCCTGACTTAAATCTGTTAATCGCATCAATGATCTGTGCGTCAGTGAGCTTTGATTTATAATGCATTTCTCCCTGAACCATGGTTCCGTGATAAACCTTGTCGTCTGAATTATCCTGATAACTTCTGTATGCTAAATTGATAACTCGGTTATCAGTCTTGATCCCGTTCAAATGCGTCACAATCAATCCATAAGGACGTTGACCAAAGAAGGCAAGCGCAACTAAGCTATGAACTGACTTATTAACTTTCTTTCCGTCAGATCGATACAGAACAACATCAAAATACCCATCACGTCCTTTACCATGCTTGCGCTTTTTCCATGCAACATAACCCCACCGTGATGGACGAAGGCTCCAGATTGAACCCGCATCATCCGCGTAGTAATCCCTAAAACCTGGGATTGCCCTAAAGTGAGGCTTTGCCACGTCCTAGACTCCAGAACTTTTGAAAAGGCCTCTGAAATCAATTGCCTTTGCCGCAAAGTCCAGCCGTGCCTTGATCTCCATGCCGTCGACTTCGAAGCCGTTGCGGGTCTCGATATACACGCCTTCGTTGCCGTCGAGATAGCAATACTCGATGGTATCAATGGTCATCGGATCGGCTGCGGCATACCAGACTGATGTGCTGGCGGCATCCAGACGCGGCTCGACAAGCACTTGCAGCGCTGACTTGAACGGGTTGATGTCGCTGGATTTGGCGCTGACAAAATCGGCGCTGGTGTATTGCTGCGCCGTGGTTTCGAGCGCGGCAGGCACGATCAGGTAGGATGGCATCACGTTGATAAATTGTCCATCCAGGCTCTTCTGGATACGCATGGCGCCGCGCATCGCATTGAGACCGGCTACTGCGATAACGCCTGAGCCAAGGTTGCCGTGGGTAGCATGAAACAGCGCCACGCCGTCGGCGAGTGCTGCGTTGGTGGTGATGATGCCCCACACGATGTCAGACTCAAGGTTCGCGGCGGCGCGGCCAAACTTGGCGGGCAGATCAGCGAATGCGGCCAGGTCATCATTGATCAGCGTCTGCCGAGTCACGGCGATGATGCGGCCATACGTCGCCAGGCTGTAGGTCTCCTTGCCGTCGCTGATCGCGCCGTACGTGAATTCACCGGCTTCGTTGACCTTCTTGAGCTGCGGCGCATCGCCAAGCTGAGTGCGCTGGATGGTCTTGAAGTCCGGCGCGCTGGTTTGCTTGGTAAATGGCTTGAATGTCTGCGGCGCGGCTTCGTATCCGGCGCGCAGCGTCTTGTTCGCGACGTTTGCCAGCACAGCCGGGAAGTCAGACGTTGACAGCGCACGCTGGGCCAGTTGCAGCTTGTCCATGCCGCGTGTGCTGACGCCTTCTTTCTCGATCAACTGGCGGCCAATTTCAAGCAGGGACATGCCGCGATACTGGCGGCCTGCATCGGTGAGCTTGACCTGTCCTGGCGCGGCGCGGTTCATGATGGCGTTCTCGACGGCATCGCGGCGGGTGTCGGTCTCATCGACCATCGTGACGATGTGCGGCGTGTTACGGCCAGCATCACGTGTTGCGAGAGCGTCGAGAATCTGAGCACGGGCAGCTTCGACAGTCACGCCGCCGGATACCAGCTTGTCGGCAGCATCCGTCATGCCGTGGCGCTGACACAGGACGGTAATTTCAGAGACGCGCGAGCGCTCGGCAAGAGCGGCTTCGGCGCGGATGGCGTCGAGATCATGAGTTACGGCAGGGGTAGTTTCTTGGGACATGACAGTCTCCCGGTTATGGGCGGCAGCCCGGTATTGAAATTCGCACGAAGTCGTGCGCTGGTCTGCGGAGCGGAAACCCGCACCGGCATCGGCAGGAATTGGCACGATGGATAGCTCCATCGGTATCCAATCGACGGCCCGGTAAACTGGGACATCGCCTTCTTCGATCTGGTATTTGCGCACGGCATAGCCAACGCTGATATTGCGCAGAATGCCGGACTTGACGTCAGCTACGGTGCTGGCAATTTCAGGGCGCGCCGAGAATCGCACCGTGGCGCGACCTTCATTGCCTTCTAGCCATGCGCGCTCGACAACGCCAATGACGTCGGTAGTGTCACCGGCACGGTGCGTATTGAGTAGCGGGGCACCGCCATTCAGTCGTGACAAATCGACGCTGGCTGGGTCAAGCGATAATTCTTCATCATATTTACGGCCAGTCCAGAAATCCATGCGCCGAACTCTGGCACCAGTTGTCCAGACAAGATCGACGGTGGTTTCGCCAGAGTCGGCAGTCGCCAGCGTTGCCGGTTCAAACCGTGCTTCGCGGCACTGCATCGGGAGTTCGCGAGTTTTGTTCATAGCTAGCGGCTTTCGCAAAGAGTTGATGGCATGCTATCTAGGGCGCTGTCTCATTTACAGGGGTAACGTGAGACTATTTCTTAACCGCCTGAAGTCGGTGCGGACGCGTTAGATGATGTGCTGTCTGAAATTTTTGTCTTGAGAAAACTCAAGTAATCCAGCGCACCGCTGTCTTTCAGCGCTTTGAAGTCTTCGCCCAACTCCTTGAACACAGCGGATGGCTGGTATCCGCGCTGGCGCAGCTTTTCAGATACCGATGAAAGTCCGGCAGAAATCTCGGCGGCATCGGCTTCGACGTCTTGCAGCGGGTTCACGTAATCCCATTTCGGCGTCGTCCATTCGGTAGTGTAGTCGGCGCGCGGCACTTTGCCAGAAAGCACGGCGGCGTCAACGAATGCCCGCCGGATATGCGTGAGCAGGCGCGGGATCAGGACGTGCCACTGACGCTGCTCGGCGCTGCGCCTGAACTCCATTTGACCGACGCGCGAGCTGCTGAAATTTACTTGGCTCAGGTCACCGGTGAGCATTTCGTAGGTCACGCCCATACCGGCAGCGATGGCGTAGAGCTGCGTGCGGATGTACAGGTCATAGCCTGGTGCGGCCTTCGGATCGGCGAAGGTCACGCTTTGGCCGCTTGTCGCAACGATAGCCCCAGGCTTGATGTAGCCAAGATCGCCAGTCAGTGCCGCGCGTTTTTCTGCTGCGCTGGCGCTTTCATTCTCGGCGGGTATCGCAAAGTCTTCACCGTTGCCGCTGATAAACACACTCATCAGCGCTTCGTTTTGCTTGCGGGCGAGTTCGGCGTCTTCATAAATTGCCAGGTCGCGTAGGCGCGCAATGACGGGTGCAAATCGTGTGATGCCTCTGGCCTGGCCGGGTCTGTCAGGGGCGAATAGGTGGATGATGTTTTGTGCATCGTAACGAGTTGAAACCATGCTGCTGCGTATGGATGAGAATCCTCCATCGCCGGGATGGTTGCCAAACAGCCAATAAGCTGCCACACGGCCAAGCGCATCGAATTCAATACCGCTGATAATCTGACCACCGTTTTTCAGGGCAGCATTTTTTGTAGAGTCGAGATAATCAATCTCAAGCAGTTGCAGTTGCAGAGGAACCGGCAGTCCGTCTTCGGGACGGCGCATGCGCAGGCGCATCAACACTTCGCCGTCTTGCTCCATCGCGCGGTAGGCTTGTGCCACCAGTCCGTGAAAGTCTGTGCCACCATCGGCATCTGCAACAGGCTCCCACTCCTTCCAGAGAGCATCCAGTGTCTGCCGCGTTTTCTCATCTGCTGCCCGGCTGGATGGCATGATGCCTTCGCCAACGATGTTGCTTACCAGACATGAAATTGCCTTGGCCGCATACGGGTTGTTTTGCACCAGACTGCGGGCGCGAGCGCGCAGCATGACGGCATCGGCGCGGTGGTCTGCATTGGCGCTTGCGCCAGTTCTGCGGGGTATCCATCCATCACCGGAAGAATTCGCGCCCTCATAGGCTCGCACCTTGGCCAGCGAACGTCTAGCCATGGCGCGCCGCAACCCGGCAGATGGGTCAACCCAGCCGACTACACGATCAAGCAGAGAATAGGTGGGCGGCATCAGTCGCGCCGTCCGGATGGTTTGAAGTAGAAGACTGGCCGACGCTTGCCAGCGGCTTCAGAAATTATGCCGGCAACATGATCGCGTGCCGCCTTTAATTCGGCTATCGAATAATAGGTAACAGTTCTGTCGCTTGTTTTAACGGTCAGGACGCCGGATGCGATGGCCGCATCGAGCGCATCGAGATCAGTTTGAGTAAGTGCCATGCCACTAAATTAGCGGCTTGGTTGTCTCATTTACAGGGGTAACGTGAGACTATTTCCCAGCGGTTTTGATAATGCGGTAAACGGTTGCCCTTCCGATCTCAAGCTCTCGCGCAAGTTCTCTGGCATTGCGTCCATTGAATTTTCTGCGGACTTCATCCTTGATGCGCGCCTGATCTATTGGCCGACGGCTGATATAGACCTCGCTGCCATGCCAGGCCGAGGCCAGGTCTGCCGTGAACTCTGCGCTCACCATCTCTGCAACTTGCTCACTGATACCAAGACGCTGCAATGCCAAAGCAAACCGCGCCTGCACGTCTTCGATAAACTCGCTCACCACGCCCGCCCGAATTTTCTGCGCGGCAACGCGCGCGCCTCAGGTCTACTTTGCTCTACGCGCACCGGCGGCGCGCTGGTTTTTTCTTCGGCTACTGGTTTTGCGCGCTGTGAAGTCTTCAGCTTCGATAGCCTGAAACCGGCCAGACCGTACTTCCAGCAGTCATAGGCTTCGTTCGGCTTGCGCTCCCGCCATTCGTAAATGGTTTTGCCGCGCACCTTTTTTTCTTCGAGCTTGTTGCTGGTGAGCTGGTCAAAGAATTCTGCATCGAAGCAGTTGGCCGCCGGGAAGTGGATGTAGCCTGGTGTCGCACACAGCTTGCCATCCGAATCTAATTCTGGCGGCGTGAGTTTGAGACAGCGCGTGATCAGCGCCATGCCAGCTTGGTTACTTACCAAGTGCGGGCTGAATCCCTTCTTCTTCTTTCGCCTGAGCCGCATCTTGCGGGCGGCATCATCTTCGATCAGCGTCTTGCCCCGGCCTTCGATACCCTTGAGTGGGTAAAAATTTCTGAACCTATTGCAAAACGCGGCGGCTTGGTCAGTGTTGTAGCCGGTATCCACGCCGCCACAGTCTGGCCTGAATTCGGCGAGTGTGTCTTCAAGGGCGTCCCATGGCTCCGCGCCTGCGGTGTCTCCCTCTTCAATGATGTGCGTCAGATACCAGCATTCTTCATCCGGCCCGACCCAGTACAGGCTGGCCTCTATCCGTGACTTTTGCACGTCGATGCCTGCCGTCAGCACGTAGCCCAATTCGCGCATTTCATCCGGGTCGTAGGTTTCAAGCCGGGATAGCAGCGCGGCGCTGGTGATCTCTTCACCGCGCGCCGTCCAGGGTTCGCCAAGCACGGTATTGACAAAGGCTTGATGGGTAGCCGTACTCTGGATGGCGTCATGCCATTGCCGGGCGAGTTCAAGCCATGACGGCCCGAGTCCGATGGGCGAGTAAAGCTTGCTGGCCGTGTAGCCGCGCCGCGTGACTTCGGGATGCGCGGGTCTCCATTGGTGGTTGGCCAGCATTTCAGGCTTGTTGCGTTCGGCAATGTAGCTGCCGCAGTGTCGGCAGACGTATCCCGCCTCGGTCAAGCCCTTGTCCCATTTCAGGCCGTGCGCAATATCCTTGCCGCCCCACTCCAATGGCTGATATTCGCCGCAGTGCGGGCATGGCACCCAGGCGCGGCGCTGATCACTGCTCTCCCATGCGTGCCAGATATGGCTGGTCTCCGTCTCGGTCGGCGTACTGGCCAGCAAGAGCTTTGCCCGTCTGAATGAGGATAGTCGCTGTCTGGCCAGAAATATCGGGTCACCTTCGCCAGCTATTTCTTGCGGGAAACGGTCGAGGTCATCCATCACCATGATCTTGACTGACTTACCGGCGTAGCTATTCGGGCTGTTGCCGCTCGAAAAGAATAGGATACCGCCCGGAAAGTCGATCATGTCCTGCCGGTTCGCGGCGTCTCGCATACGCAGCCCGCCGATCAAGTCACGTATTGCCGGGGTGTCCTGCATGATCGGGTTCCAGCGCTGCGCCTTCCATGCTACCGTTGCTTCAAGCGTGGGGTTCATCACCATCATCGGAGCCGGGGACTGCTTCATGTTTGCCGCCAGGATATTGACGATGGCCGAGGTTTTGAACAGCTGCGCCGCCACCATCAAAACGACTTCGCGTACTTTTGAGTCCGGCGAAAAGCAGTCCTGTATCTCACGCACGAGCGGGTTGCGGCTGGTACGCCATGGCCCGTACTCGCCGGACTGCTTGCTGGTGAGGATGATGTTGCCATCCGCCCACTGGCTGACTGACACGCGCGGCCTTGGCTTCGCCGTGTGCCAGACCTGGGATAGGCACCAGGCTTCGTCGAGAGTGGGCGCGGCGCTCACGACTTCGGCCTTTCGCTTATCTCCCGCTGCTGCCGGGTGATGGACTCACCAAACTGCGTGCGCATAGTCTCGCACATTTCGGCAAGTAGCCGCTCCATTTCGTCGGTATCGGTAACTGGCGCAAGCAGTGAGGCGTACTGACCCGGCAAGTTTTCAAGCAGGCCAGCCAATGCGCCACCGACAAAGCGAAAGGCGGACTCCACGTTTTCGCGGGCGATGACGTTGCCGGCGGCCAGCTCATATTCGAGCTTCGTTCGCATGGCCTTGTACTTCTCATTCAGCGCACGCGATGCCTGATAGGTGCTGGCCACGCGCTCTTCGACATCGCCACGGTCTGCGCTCTTGTCGCGGCTGCGGTTTTTGGCGTGTCGGCTGGCAACATCTGGGCGTCCGCCTTCAGTCTGCCGGATCAGCGCGAGGGACTCTTCAGCCATAACCTTGCCATCGGCATTCATAACGAGGCGTCCATCGTCTTTCAGTTTTGTCACAAAACTTGGCACCCATCCATTCTCCCGTGCGAATGCCGACTTGCTGATGGCCTTTGACATGCTACCGAGCCGCTCGATCCAGTACCAGTTTTACGGCGCGATCTATTTCAACCGGCAACTCCTTGTTGATGCGGTCAAGCACCCTGCTGCTGACGCGACGCGAACTGAACATCTGCGAGACGCCGATCACTTGCACTGGCCGAATAGCTTGAGAGTGTTTGGTAAGCCTCCCGGCTCGGCTCCCCATCTGCACGCCAGGGATGCGCTCAAAAACAGTGCGCCCCTTGTTTCCAACGAAAGCGCCTGGTATTCTTTTCAGTCCGCCGCCGCGCTTGATCGAGAAACCAAGCTGACCGGCCAGCGCAGCAAGCTGTTTCTTGTTCGCCTGTTTGCCGCGCACCCTGAAAGCACTGCCGCCGCCCTGAACAGCCGCCAGGAAGTGGATCAGGTTCAGCGACCGCCCCTTCTTTTTGGCCGATCCGAAAATATCAATTACGGCTTCGATCACCTCCGCCTTGGCGCGGGCGCGGTTGACCTTGACCGACGATCTGACTTCGCTGCTCTTGATGTCGAATTCGGCAGTCACGGCGCGGGCAATTTCGGTATTGGCTTTGGCCGCGACTTTGTTGATGGCAGGTGCCATAGCCTGGCTCCGTAGCGCCGCCGGGAGCTGGCGAAGCGAACGCTGCACCTCG